TGTTGTGGCCAACCATGACATTTTTCTAGCCAGTATTGACCTTCAGCTTCAGTTTCAACACCATCTTTATTTGTGCAGTGCTCATCGGCAACAACGTCCACCGTTAAAACTCTATTGTCTTCTGATATTTTTGCAAAGTGTGCCATAATTAATTTTGAAATTTATACCTTATTACTACTATTCCACTACCACCAGCGTTTCCTGATGCTCCTGGAGCGGGTAATCCTACTCCTCCTCCAGCTCCTCCAGAGTTAGCAGTTCCTGCTACCCCTTGTTTTGGTCCACTTCCTCCTGGGTGTCTATCCCCGCCTCGGCCTCCGCCGCCTTTTCCACCAGGTCCTCCAGGTGTTGCGGGTTGGTCAGTTCCTCCTCCACCTCCTCCTGAATAGAAGAAAGTTGAACATGCAGGAACACCAAAAGAAGATGGTGCAATTGTTGATGAAGTTCCAGCTCCACCAGTTGTTTGTGGTGATCCGCCGGCTGCGCCTGCTCCACCGCCTCCACCGCCTGCGTGAGGGCCTCCAACACCACCAGGATTTCCTTGTGATGGACTAACTGGGGGTGTGTTTCCTAAACCGAATCCACTAGCTCCATAACCAGATCCACCGCCAGCGCCTCTTGTTGAAACTGATGGGGATGGAGTAAAACCTGTTCCTCCAGCTCCAACCGTTACCGGAAGAGTTCCTACACCAATATCTTCTAAAGATGCGCAAGTTGCAATTGGAGATGCTGTCCAAAGTGGAGTTGTAGCTGGGTCTTGAGATTCTCTATAACCTCCGCCGCCTCCGCCGCCTCCTGTTGCAGGGCCTCCGGCTCCTCCACCAGCGACTACTAAATAATCAACTTTTTTATTACCAGCTGAACTACCTTGTGATGTTACACAAAGGTTTCCGTCTCCTGTGAATACGTGAATTTTATAATCACCTACGGTAAATGTAGAATTACCCCCGGTTGCCTCAACATAAGCAGGGCCTCCGCCTCCTGATCCAAAACCTAAAATTTGATAACCAAATCCTTTGGTTTTACGAGAAGGTGTGCTTTTACAACTTTTTCCTGAACCTGCTCCGAATGAGCCCAATTTAGAATAAAGGGTTTTTACATCTTTCATTTTTAAATTCCTTATAGATCGTTAGCGGAATCAGTAGTAAAGAATAATTTAATTCCAAGTAATCTAGCATCGGCATTTAAATCATCTGCTGATACGTCTCTTGAAATTTGAAAGAAAACCTGTTCGTTATCGCCAGGTGATCCTGCAATAGTTACTGCTCCACTTTCATTTGCTACATCTAAATCGTTTGATGTTCCACTATGCGCTTTTGCTGTTGCCACGACTTGTGTTCCAAAAGCTGTATTTAAATCGTCGTTATCTGCAAAAGATACACCAGATAATCCCCATGCAGTTGTACCTGTATCTGTTGATGTTGCTGTGAAGAAAGCTTGAAAAGTTACGGTGCCTGCATTCCATGATTTAGGAAATGCCACGGTAAATTGTGCAAACTCATCTGAATCTTTATCAAAATCTAAAACTTTTAATTCTGGTCCGTTTCCTAATTCTACTTGTGCTGCTTCTGCACCATTTGTAGTATTAGCATACATAGCATTAGCTGGCACCCAAATAGTTTCTCTACCTGCAATCTTAACTGCAGATACGTTTCCACCCGAGTCTTCTGCTTTAATTACACCAGTTCCTTTTGTTTTAAGATCAATACCAATGTTTGAATCATCACCAGACGCTGCGAGAGATGGATTGTTTCCTGTTGCTGCGTTTGCAAGTGTAACTTCATTAACAGCTGAACCTGTTGCTGTTAAAAGAGCTAATTGAGCTCCGTTAGTATCTAAAATAGATGTGCCTATTGCAGGTGATGTTAAAGTTTTGTTTGTTAAAGTTTCAGTTCCTGTAAGTGTAACGTCTCCAGCGTTGAATGCTAAAGTAATTATATCTGGATTACTTCCGTCATTAGCTGATGCAAATACTAATTGATCACCTTTGTCTGTTGCTGAGAAAGTAAACGAGTCTCCTGATCCAGTTGCATATTTAAACTGAACCGTGTGAGATCCTGAAGTTGAATTTCTTAAAAAATAAAATGTTTGAACATCGTTTGGTATAGTTACAATTTGATTTCCAGATATTGTACCTGTAAATTCAATCATTCTGTGACCTGCAGCATCACCAGTTCCAGAATCTGAAATACTTAAAGCTGTAGTTTGAGCTCCACCAGCAATTGATTGCTGAGTAAAACCACCAGATATTTGTTCAATAAGTTGTAAATTAGTGTTAGTTTTTGTTCCCCATGTACCGGCGTTTTCACCGGTTTGCTGAAGTTCTACTCCTAAAGGTGTAAATGTTGATGCCATGTTTTTTTTCTCCTATGCTACGTCACTATAAGTTATATTAACACCTGTGTCAACATCTTGATATGCTTGAATTCCAAATCCTGTAGAAACACCAAATCCTGCCACAGAGGCTGTTGTAGACACTCCTGTTAATCCCATTACATCTGCAGGCGTTAATACTCCTACAGATGATGTCATAGCTACACCATCAAAACTTACGGTCATTTGATCTAAAGATATTGATCCTATAGATGTTGTTGCTGAAACACCCGATATTGGTACAAATTCTACAAGACCTTCTATTGTATCTCCAACTGATGAAGTTGTTTGTTGACCTGTCGGTATTACTATAGAAGTTAAATCAAATGTCGTAGAACCAATTGAGAATGTTGCTGCTTGACCAGTTAATCCTACTAATTCTTGATCTGGAACTATTGAACCAACTGCACTAGTTGCAGCTACACCAACAACTTGTTCTGGAATATCAAATTGTGGAGGGACTGCTGAAGTTATTTGTACACCTGTTAATCCCATTACATCCGCAGGGTTAACGGTAAACATACCCCAACCATTGTCACCATAAGATGCATTACTCCAACCATTAGGACCTAAGTCGGATGTAATTTCTTGACCACTTACTTGTACGGTTAAACCATTGAAACCCCAAGATTCAAAATTCCAAGTGTCACCACCCCAACCTGATTCTGGAAACGCAGTAAGTTCACCAACAGAAGCAGTTATAGCTTGACCGGTAGGGAATATAATAGAACCATTGAAACCCCAAGATTCAAAGTTCCAAGTATCACTGCCCCAACCTGACTCTGGAAATGCAATAGCGTTTCCTAAAGAAACCGTTGCTGAAAGTCCACTTACAGGAATGACAGGGCTAAAACTATCTCCCCATGGTTCTAATGACCATGCATCTCTACCCCAACCTTGCTCTGGAAAAACTGTTAAATCACCTAATGTAGATGTAATCGCTTGACCTGTAGCGATTATAACTTCGTCATTTATTTGGCCCCAAGAACCACCTAAATTCCATGTGTCACCACCCCAACCACTTGTTATAGCATCAGCGGCTCCCCAACGATTTGCATTCCAACCTAAAGCTCCCCATGTATTTACAGCTGGAGTATTTGCTTGTCCACCCATGTTAGGGTGATTTGAACAATAATAATAT